GAGCGATGCTTCATCCATCGCCACCAGCTTCGCGACGTGCACCTTCAGCGCCGTCTTCTGCTTGGGATTGAGTTTCACGGATTTTCCTTTAACAGGATGGTGGAGTTTGGAATCAGCGACCAGAACGTCAGGACCGGCGCGACCCTCAACGACTAAAGCGACGTGATTACCTTCAATCTGCGTCATTTTAATATCGTATGGCGAGCCATTATAGGAGCCGTTTTCGATAATCGGAATATACCGGTACGAACTGGATAACTCGCGCTGCTCTTCTGAATCGATTTTCTCGATATATTCAGCGTCCCAAAACCCTAGGCCATTATTCAGATACTCGCCGTCGAAACTGGCGGTGCTGCCCGTGCTGCCGATAATCACTTCCTTCTTCGGGTTTTCGGCGGTGACGTGCGTGTGGATAGCGAGGATCGGGATGTTGTTGAACGTGTGCGCGGCCTTCTCAAGCTCTTCTGGCGGCCGGAACACCTGATAGACCTTGTCCGGATCAAGCCCGAGTTCGTCGTACTTCGGGATTTCCCGACCCCAGTATGGATTAACGCCCGCTTTTGAAATGCGGCTGGTTTCAAGAAAAAGACGCCCGTCGGTGTCGGTGCGCCGCACGCTGGATTTATCGAAGGCCAGCAGAACTTCTGATTTATTCGTCTTCATCGTCCACGCCCGGGATAATCGGAGCCCCGACGCAGCCGCAGTTAATCAGTTCGCCGGGGAAAACATATTCGCCGTCGATTTTAAGACCTTTCGTTAAATCAAAAACCTTCCCGTTTGCCTGAACGTGAGAATGTCGTGGATTTTTACCGCCGCCGACGTGAAGCCAGCGCGCCGTCGTGACGCCAAGCGATAACTGGCGGGCGCGCGCCATTTGCGCAGTCGCTTTGTTGTTCTGGTCATTGGCGATCAGCTTCGCGCGGCGCCGGGTGACGCCAAAGCGTTCCTCGAGTTGCTCGACCAGATAGCCGACGTCACGGCCGGTGGTGATGCTGCGCATGACCAGACCCTCAACCTCGGTCGCATATTCCGACTGGATCGACTGGATGAGCGAGACGTTCTCCCGCGTCAGCGCCTGGGTGACGGTGTTGGTGAGCAGCGTGTCTTTGACGGACACCGACATGCCGGTCAGCGAGACGGCGGCCTGCTTTGTGGCGTTCGTCGCGTGGCGGTCCACCTTGGAGATGAAGAAGCGCGCCAGGTCGGGCGCGCGCTCGGCGAACATCTTGCGCCACTGATTCGCGCGGCGCCGCAGCTGCGCGGCAAGATCGGCCGCCGGCGACGAGTCCTGAACAATCTCACCTTCGCGCTGCCCGTATGTGGCACGCAGCCAGTACAGCGTCGAGCTGTGCATTTCGTCGATGAGCGCTTCGAGCTTGCGCTGGTAGGCGATGCGGGTGGCGGCGCTTGGGCGCGCCGGCATCATTTCGCCACGCGCTTTTCTGGCCCGGGCTGGCATTAATCCTTCTCTTCCGTATCGTCCGGATCGCCTTCGCCGGGCGCCGCCGGCCGCTCGGGCAGGTCGTCGACGTCGAGCGACTCGTAACCGCTGTCAGGGTCCTTAGCGAGACGCGCACGCTCTTCCTCGACGGAGATAACGCCGCGGTCAATATAGGCCGCAGCAGTGTCCGCGTTCGATTTTCGATTGGTCGCCTTCTCGACTTCGCTTAGTTCGTGCAGCGGCAGGAAAGCGTGCGTCAGGTCCGGATCGATCTGACCGAACTCCGATAACTGAATGACCTTCACCGCGACGTCGAGCGGTTGCGCGAACACGGCGCTTTGCTGGCTCGCCACATGGTCGTACCAGTTCGACTCGTCGTATTCGCCCGTGGCGTTAAATCCCTTCGGCGAGATACCGAGCAGCTTGACCGCCGGCGTGCGGCTGATCGCGGCGAGCAGTTCGAGTTGCTGCGAGACGATGTCGCCAAGACCGGACAGCGGCGTGTTCACCTGAACGAAGTCTTCCCCCTCCATATCGATCGTGAACAGCCCGTCGTTCGACCCCATGATCGACCAGAGCATCGCTCGCGCTTTCAGGCTTGCCGCGTCTTCGTAGCCGCCGCCGTTGAGCATCTGGCTCATGTCGGTTTTGATGATCGATGTCGAGAAGCGCCGCACGAGCTTGGCAACCGCAATGCGCACGGTATCGAACCGGTCGACGTAATCGAGCGCCATCTGAGCGAGCGGCACGCCGAAGAAGTTGTACGACGGGCGCAACAGGATAGGCACCTCGTTCTGGGCGAAGCGCAGCAGGCGCGACGCGTGCACCGTGCGGCCTTGGATCATCCAGGCGTCCGGACGGTAATAGCCCTTCTTCAGCGGGTTGCTGGCGTTGTACGGTGCCGGGTAGCAGTTGATCGGCTCGATCAGGCGGAAGCCTTTGAACTTGCCCTTGGGGATCTTCGCTGCGTCGAGCGTCAGTTGGGTCGTGAGCTCGGCGCGACCGGCGTCCGTGTCCGAGTCGTCGCCCATGTCGATAAAGAGCATTGCGCCGCCCATGTAGCCGGTCGTGGCCATCGCGGACTTGAAATGCTCTTTCAGGTGAAATTTCTTCGTCGCGTCGTCGAGCGCGGCCGCGCGCTTCGCGTCGCTTTCCTCTTCGCCCCGGCCGCCGAACCTGATCCACTTGCGCGTCATCTCGTCGGCGAGCGTCTCGACCATCGCGCGGATAAGCGGGTGCTGCGAGAGCAGCGACAGCGCGGCGTAGCCAATGAAGTCGATGCCCGACAGTTGGTTAAAGCCGCTGCACGCGCCGATGGTGGCCGCCATGTTGTCGCACATGGAGTCCATCGCAAGCTCTTGCGGCTTGTGATTCGCCGGCAGCGTGCCGGGTGCTACCTCGGCGTGTTTGAATTTCGCCTTCCAGTCGACGTCTGCGCCCTGCGCGGATTGCATCGCCTGCAACTGGTCGATCAGAGCCGGACTGATATTCAGGCCATGGCGCGGGCCTTCGACGGCCGGCCAGTGCGGCTCGGCGCGCGGCGCGCTGTCCTGCGCGACATGAACGCGAGCGGGAGACGTGGGAAGGAGCGGCGCACCGCCGATGAGGGAGCGCAGCTTATCCAGCATTTCGGCCCATCCGAATGATTAGCGATTCGAGGTATCGGACCTTTTCGCGGTCCGCGTGCCACATTTCTGCAAGCGCGCGGACCTGGTCGGGCTCAAGAGATACTGGCCGTCCTTGCGCCGCCGCCTCTTTGGCGAGCTCGCACAACTGCGGAGGCATCGGAACAATGGTCGGCATCTGTATCCCCGATGCTTACGAGAGATCGCCGGCTTTGTAATCGCCGGTCGCGCCGGCGTTCGTCGACGCCTTCGAATGCAGATGCAACAGCGTGCCGATCGCAATCAGATCCTCGCGCAACTCGTCCGCCACTTCTTCTTCGAACTGGTGCAACTTCGCGAGCAGGCCAGCGAAACGGTCCTTCGCTTCGGCGTGGCTATCGACGGGCACGTTCACCGTATCGCCAGCGGCCGGAATCTGAACGATCGGCGTGCCGTTGGCGTCGGTGGCGAGCGACGAGGTATCGCCAGCGAGCGCCGCCGCGGAGTCCTGCCCCGAAACCTCGGAAAGCACGGGCGCGTCACTGTTCGAGGCAGCAGCCGATGCCGTCGCGCCAGTAGATGCATCGGCACCGGCCCCGACGTTTCCCGCGTCACCTTCGGCCGTGACGCCGGTGTCGGCGTCGTTCGTTGCAGTCGTCGCAGACTGCGTCGTGCCGCTTTCTTGGCTGTCGCCCGCAGCAGAGGCACCGGCGTTTGGGTCTTCGCCCGGCGCGCCGGCGGCAGTCTCGTCGGACATATAAAACGGCAGTGCGGCGGCCATGGCGGACAGCAAAATGGATTTGCGGAGGGTGCGCATTTGATTAACTCCGATAATGGGTTAAAACCCGAAAATACCGTTCAGGCGGCCTGCATTGTTTGCAGCGCTTCGGCGGAAATGATAATACCCTGACCGCGCCCGCGAATATATCCGTCAAGGCTGTAACGGATACCGTCAATATGGTGATTATGTTTGTCGACGATTATCGGCAATATATCGCCGGTGAGTTTATCGACCTTGTAGGAATAAAGGCCAAACTCGGCGATCGTATGAACGCAGCGCGGGTGAATCACTATTTCGTCAAAACCGCGCAGCACTTCAATGCCGTCCTCGACCGAGCCGCCCCATTTTTTCGCTGCGTCGATATTGAAGCCCTGCCGCGCCACTTGGCTGATCGTCTCCGGCCGCGCGCTGTCGGCCTTGATCTTCCACTTTCTGGCACCGGGTATGCCGGGGTATCTGAGCGTGTCCTCGGGCGTCCACTCCTTCAGCTGCGCGGGCTTGGCGCCTTCGCGGCCGGCGAACAGCTTCCAGATGTCGGTCGACTCGGTGTGCACGCCGTGCGCCTCGTAATCGATGTAAAGCGTATTGCCGCGCACGAAGCTGCGGTTGAGGGTCGTTGGGTCCTGCGCGAAGCCCCAGTCGGCGCCGAAGAAGAAGCGCACACCGGGCGGCGTCTCAAATGCCTCGACCCGGTATTTGCCCGCAAAAATAATTTCATCGGACCTTTTATTAAATTTGCCGAGCCATATCCAGTTGTAGCGGTCCTTGTCGGTGCGCTCCATCTTGGCGCGTTCGAGTTCGAGTTCATCGGTGAACCACGGATTGTCCGTGTAGTTGGCGCGGATGATCAGGACTTCATCGTCTTCGTAACAACCGTCCTCGTCGAGCAGCGCCTCGTACGGACCGATAAGGTCAGTCCAAGTGGGGTCGCTCGCCTTGTTCGGGTTGAACGTGACAATGATTTCGGACCCGGGCTCGCGGATCGTCGGCATGAGGATTTGCCACGACTCGCGCGAGACGCTTTCCGCTTCGTCGACCCAAGCCTTGGTGCTGCGCGCAAAGCCCTTGATGCCGTTGACGTTGCGGAACAGCCCGCGGAAAGAGAAGCTGCTGCGGGTTGCGGGCACGCGGACAGCCTTGCGGCCCACGACGAACGAGCCGGACAGGTCGCGCCGCTCAATTTCCTCCGAGATCTCGGCGAGGCTCGACTCTTCGATGGAGTTCTGGATCTCCCGCAGACAGAGCACTCGTTCGCGCCGCGCCGATGCCTGGGCAGTCAAAATCGAGACGACGGTGCGGGTCTTCGCCGAGCCGCGGCCGCCGTAGACGATCTTCAGGCGCTTTGGGTAGATCAGCCGCTCGAGTTTGGCGGGTATGAGAACGGTCGGCTCGGCGTCCGTCTCATTGCCGTCGATGTCAACGCGCTTGACGACCTCGCGCTGCATGTTGCAGATGCCGAACACGGCGGGTTCGGACTTGGTTGCGATGCCCTTGAAGTAGCGCTCGACCCGGGCAATCGCATTATGCGAAATGCGCCGCCGGCTCATTTGTCCTTGTCTAGCTGGGCCTCAATCGCGGCGAGCCGGTCGGCGAGTTCACTGATTTCGAGCACGTCGAGCTTGGCGCGGATCATGTTGACCAGCATCTGGCCGACGTCGGCGGGCACCTTGCCGGTGGACACGGCTTTCATGATGGCGTCGACCTGATCCACAGGCGTGCCGTCTTCCGGAAAGTCGAAATGCACGTCCGGTGCGACCGGCTTGGCGACGGGCGCCACGCGCATCAGCAACTCTTTCATCAGCACCACGTCGCCTTTATTGACAGCCTTATCGGCGATGCTCTGGTAAAACGCGGCTTCATTCTGGCCGGTTTCCTTTTTGATCGCCTCGAGCATTTTCGTGCGCACGTCTTTACCGCGACGGCGCGCGGGCTGCCTATCCTTCGAAAATTGGGTGGCGGGGTTTTTACTCGGCATTTTCCGTACTCTGTTCCGATTTTTCGGATTTGAAACGATTATGCAAGAAAAGGGGCGTCGATAATCAACGCCCGATTTTCCGGGCGATTATCAGGCGGATTCGAGCGCTGCCTCTGATGCCTCGGCGACAACCATGTCGAGGACGGCTTCCGCGCGGTCCGGTTCGAGGCCACGCAATTGCATCTGCAGGTACAGCATCGTGTGGAAGCCGGCGAAGAACGAGCGGCGGTATTCGCGGCGTTGCTCGGGCGTCGCGTCGGCGGGCACGCTGCGGCGCTCGTAGATCTCCCACGACGACTGGATGGCGGTGCGGGTGGTGGACGGTGTTTTCATGGTGGGCCTCGTTAGCGGGTGGTTAAACCGGAAGTAAGTCGTTGATTTCGCTCCATAGCTCGAATCCGAGTTCTGGCTATTCGTTCTCGGCGTCGAGCTTCTTCTGCGCAGCAATCGCGGCAGCCACAACGGCTTCTGACGCGGCGACAACCTCGCGTGGGTCGTTGCCATCTCTAGCAAGAGAGGCGGCCGCTTCAACGGCGGTTCGAAAAACGAAATCTTCCTGGTCGATATTCAGCAGCATGTTCAAACCTCCAACGGGTCGGGGAAAAGAGACATCGGTTCAGGCAGCGCGAGCGCGACCTGCGGCGCGGCCGTCACAATCGGCGTGATGGTCACAACGAGCCGCGCTTCGCCGTCGGGCTCCGCGCGCTCAGCCGTGATGCGGCGCACCCACACGTCGTCCTCGAACGCCACGCCCTTGAGCGCGTCGAGCAGCACCTTCTGCGCGTTGTCCAGGTCGATGCATTGAACGGTGTCGTGCCACGCTGCGCCGAGCTTGCGCTGGCGCGTCTGGTAGTCGAGCGGGCGCTTGGGATACAGCGTGTAGGCGACGGCGACGCGGCCCTTGATCGGCGATCGCATGCCAGCGGCGCGAACACGCCAGCCCACCTCGGTTTTATAGGCCTTGGCCTCGGGGCTGACGTAGGTCATGGCGAGGTTCTTAACGACTCGCGTGCGCCAGTATCGGTTGGCGGATGGCGGATACGGGAGCGTGACGGTCAGCATGACGACGCCTCTCGAAACGGACGAACGGCCGCCGGAATGAGGCGCGCACCGCAGAGCGCGCAGCCGTCGCAAGCATTAGGGCCGCAGGCTGCGCAGGTTAAATTTCGATTCAGCGTGACCATCACCGTGCTTGGCGCACCGCCAGTTTGCGGTTTGGCGCAAGTTGCCACTTCGCGCAAGGCCCCGTCCGCGATGCGCACCAGCTGGTCGAAGGCGTCGAGCAGAATCGCAACGGCCTCATGCGGATAGCTGTCACGCTGTTGCAGACGGAACTCGGCGACGGCGCCGCGCACGTCCTGGAGATCCGCTAACGCGGCTTTGAACTTGCCGGGCTCGGGCTTATCCGCGGTGCCGTGTTCGACCGATGCACTGGCCTGGCTATGCGCGGCCACAACGGCCGCCTCGGGGGTATTCGATTCGGCCGCCATCATCATCGCGTCGACGATCGCTTCGTGAACGATGGCGGTGAACTGCGTGATGCTGCCGGGTAGCCGCGAGCGATCGAGCGACGCAATGCTGCGCGCGACGACCAGCGCGTGGCGGTCCCAATCGACGGGCGGGGTTTTGATGGTCATGCCTCGGTCTCCGAGAAGTGCGGTTCAGCGTGGGTCGGGCCGACAACGCCCGCGGTGGGAATGGTGTGTTGGCGTCCGATCTCGCGCGTCAGCTCGAGCAGCTCGGACTCGGCCGCGAGGATTGCGCGATAGCCGGCATGTGTGGCGCGCAGCGACAGCACGCGATCGACGAGCGGCTTATGGCGGTGCAGCTCTGCGGTGATCGCATCGTTCGCCGGTCCGCCGATGTTGAAGTGGCAGCAGCAGAGCCACTTGCCGGCGTCGCCAACGGAGCCGAGCAGCGGGCAGCCGTACGCGGCGCACATGCCCCAGGCGGTGCCGTCGGCGTTCGCGCTCATGCGGCTTCTCCGGTCAGCACCGAGTCGATGGCACGGCGCAGGCTGTGGTCGAACGAATCGATCGCCAACCAGGCGAGTTCGATGAGTTGGCCGACTGTCAGCGATTCGAGAAATTCGACGCGGTCGGTGTCCTCGATCATCTCCGCGATCGGCGTGTCACCTGTGCCGAAGACGAACGGGGCGCTCATGCGGTCACCTCGTCGCGCACGTCTTCGTCAATCGGAAGACCACTGACCGGACGTAGGTAGCTATCCGGCATGCCCTTGACAATCACAATTCCGGACGCTTGCATGCCGCAATAGACGAACTGGATCCGGCCGAGATTGATCGGCTCCTCGAAATCCCATACGCCGTCGCTGCAATACTTCGCCACGCGGACGATTCGACCAAGACACAGACGCGACGCGACGGCCTTGCAGTCGTCGCCACTGTGTGCGCCTACCACGATCGCCAGATCACCCAGCTTGCAGTTCATGCCCGCGCTCCCTCGTACTCGGCGACGCGCGACGCCGTTGCCTGCTTAGCCTCGGCCAGTTGCTCGGCTTCCTCACGTGCGTGACGGGATTTGGCGGCTGCGGCGCGCGCTTTTGCACTCCCAATCCCCGACACAATCGCCTTCAGCCGGGCGAGATTCGCCTCGACGTTGACGGCCGCCGGCGGCTCGGATGGCCCCGCCAGCATTGGCACAGCGGCCTTCGCGTGCGAGAGTTGCAGGCGCCCATCGCGCACGGCTTGGGTCACGACCTCTTCGCGACGCGCGGCGTCGAAACCTTGGGACACGACCCATTCGACCGGGCGATTTACACCTCGCGACTGGTCGGTAATTCGCGCATATGCGGCCTTAAACGCCATTCGCGCGCCGATTTCGTCACCGTCGATGACGCTTTCCGCGATTGCCCACGCTTCGGCGATTTCGGTGGTCCAGACGACCGTGTCGCGTTCGTCTCGCGAGCGCAGCGCGATCGCCCATGCTTCGTCGGCTTCGGGGCGGCCGTTCGACGGCTTGCCGATACGCGTGACGACGTCCGCGGGCACCGGCGGAAACTTGCTCTGCTGCATGTGGGCATAGAGCGCAGTGCACACCTGCTCGATCGAATACGGCTCAAGCAACCGCTCCCACAGCAACAGCGATTCGAGCGTGGGCAGCGGCTTGAGCAGGGTCGAATAGCACAGGTTCAGCGTCTTCACGAATTCGGCGCGGTCAGTCGTTTTCATGGGTCAGTGCTCCATGTCGATCGTCATCGGGTCGGGGTCTTGCGAAGCGTCGCCAACGAAGGCGCGCATCGTCGCCTCGTTCTGCTCGCGGATTCGGTCTTGGGTGGTAGCGCGCGGATTTACGCGACGCGGGGCGCTTGCTTCAGCGGTCCAGCGATTGGCTATGGAGAGAACGAATCCGGCCTTGATGCGGCCGTTCGGGTCGGCAGATTTCGCTTCCGCGCAAGCCGCTTCGATCGTTTCAACGGTGACGCCTGCGGCAGCCGCCGCGATGATTCGCGGGTCGCCGGGTTGCGCATCGACGGAATGCCGTCGCATTGCAGCGGAGAGTTCAGACGGACGGACGGTCGCACGGGGTTGACCACCTACGTCCGTCCTATCCTCTGGGTTTACGTCTGGAGTCTGGCTAGTGGCGTCTGGCGTCTGGCTTATGGTAGCCGTAACGTTATGCGGTCCATCCGTAACAGGAGGCATAACGCCACCCGTAACGGCAGGCATAACAGGTGCAGGTTTTGTTACGCGTAGCAATGCGTCCTGCAACTCTTCCATCGTGGCTTTAAACGGCATCGTTACACCACGTTCGCGCAACGCTTCGAACAACGCAGCGCGACGCTCGCGATAGGCCTGCTGACGCAAAGCCTTGCCCGTCTTGGCCGGCTTAGCTTCACCATCGCCATCGGTAGGGCCGGTTGCACGGATCTCGCGCTCACAGCGATCCTGAATCCACGTACCGTCGACAAGCTCGAAGAATTCGGCGAGGACAACCTTGAGCGCGGCTGTTTCGTCACGGCCACGTGCGCCAATAAGACGCGCGGCCTGATCATCAGGGATGCCCGACTCGCGCGTGTAATACACGTCGAGCAGTCGCGTGTAGACGCCATGTTCAAGCAACGAAAGGTGCGCGGTGTCCTTGAGATAGTCACCGATGTGGCGTTTGTAGAAGTTCATTGACGCACCTTCGACACGACGTGCAGCAACGGCCGCGACCCAACCTGTCCCACGCTGTTCGCGCCGGAAACGGGCGCGCTATCGACGTGTGCAGACATGAAAACCCCGTAGTTACGTTTGCGAACCGTCAGATCTGCGGGCCGTTGTGGGACGCACCGGCACTGACGCCCGAGATGTCCGCGGGCAACATGCCAACCATGCCGAGCAGATGCGCTTTCGCGATGCGAGCAAGTGCCGATGAGGTGCTCTCGATCCCGTGCATGCGCTGAAAGAACAGCAACGCTTCGTAGGTCGGATCGTCCAGGCGCGATTTCACTTCGTTGCGTGCAGCGGCGCGGGGAGCGTTACTTGCCCCGCGGCGGCGAACGCGCGCCGGCGCCGAAGCGCGCGCGGATGGTGTGGAGTGGTCGTTCATACGGCCGCCGGCAGTTGTTCTGTCGGTGCAATGAAGCCATCAGGAACAGGTTTGCCAAGTTGAACGGCGGCGCCGATCACCATCGCGGTCTGTTTCTGGTCGAGTTCGTCAGGCCATTGCGAAATCGCGCCCTTCGTAATGCCAAGCGCGCGGCCGAGCGCCGCACCGTTGCCGCCGAAGATGTCGATCGCTTGTTTTTTGGTCAGGTTCATCTGCAAGGCTCCGTTCAGATAGCCAGCAGTATAGAACCCTAAACTTAAAAAGGAAAGCGATCTAAACCGAGTTTAGTTTAGATTCCTATCCCATGACACTTGCAGAACGAATCCAAACTGTGCTAAACGAGGCACCGGACATCGACCAAGTAAAATTGGCCGAAGCCGCCGGCGTGACGAAAGGCACGGTGAATCAGTGGCTGAGCGGCCAGATCAAGTCAATTAAGCTCGAATATGCGGTAGGAATACAGGAACGCTACGGATTTAATGCGGTTTGGCTAGTTATGGGAAAGGAGCCCAAAACAGTCAAAATACCCCACGCCTCGGACACATTTGATCCAGTACCATTGCCAGCTAACAGAGCAATTCCGGTGGTGGGCATGGCACAGCTTGGAGACAACGGCTTCTGGGCCGAAATCGAATACGAGGTGGGGGTCAGCGACGGTCGGTTGGACTTCCCCTCGCGAGATCCTCTCGCCTACGGCGTTAAGTGCAAGGGCGATTCAATGCTGCCTCGCATTAAAGACGGCGAATACGTGGTGGTAGAACCGAACCATCCGGTCGAGCCGGGCGATGAAGTTCTCGTCCGCGCGAAGGACGGGCGCGTAATGGTCAAAGTGCTGCTTTACCAGCGCGCGGGCCGCACGCACCTTATGTCGGTCAATCAGGATCATGCGCCGCTCGCGATCGATACCGATCAGATCGAACGACTGCACTACGTGGTTGCCATTGTGAAAGCTTCGATGTGGAGGCACGAATGAATGCAAACACACCAGGAGCTCCGATTACTGAAGAGACTGACTGGAGCGTTCGGGCACCTAACGTGAGACATCGATCGTGTCCCGGATGCAGGGCGCCATTGTTCAGATTCCGGTTGTCGACCGTGCAGTTGCCGATCGAGCAGTTCACGCTGCCAATGCTGCAGTCGGCTAATAATTCCATGGGCTGGTCGGTACGCTCTTGGGGACACCAGAACGTCCACGAGCTTCAAGTAATGGTGTTTATGTCTGCATGCGACGCCTGCACCCTCATCTCTCAGTGGGACTTTGGTGTGGATGAGCTGAACGAAATATTGCGTGAACCCATGCATCCCCCGTTTGCTCAGATCATGTGGGGCTACTCGCCATACGTAATAGAGTATTACTTGGAACGAGCCCCCGACTGGCTCAAGCCAAATCTCCAACAACTGCTTGACTCGATCAAACCGAAGCCTCATGGCGAAAGCAAACCTTAAGATTGTGCCGCCTAACTTTCATGCAGAGGAAGGCCAACAGGAGCCGCCCGGGGAAGAAATGCAAGACCTCTGGAGCGAACTGTTAGACTCAGCATTGAAAGCGAGACCCCTGCCCAAAACTTATGTTCCAACAACCGAACGCGAAGAGTCACCAACGATGAGTACCCCATCGCGCGAAGAATTCGACGCCAAACTGCGTGAGATGGCCTCGCAGATGGAAACTCGCGCGCTCCGCACGGACAACAAGATTGACGAGATGCTCCGTAAGTTGGAGACCCGTGATGCGGTCCACGATGAGCGTCTGCGAGCTGTGTCGGACAAATTGCAAGCGCTAGCGGGAGACGTGACGGCGACCCGCGACTCGGTCGGTTCATTGAAAACGACGATCATTACGACGACCATCGCGACCGGCCTCGCCGTTACGGCCCTCATATACACGCTGAACACGAGTCTCTTCACGGCTTTCGAGTCCGGTAAGACCACTGCGTCTGCGCTGTCGGATGCCAGCAACAAGCTCACGCAGGTAACTGAAAGGTTGGATGCGATGTCCAAGCAACCTCCGGCACCTGCCGCGCCAGCGGCAGGCACTGCACCGTCGCCCTCCAAGAAGTAACTTCCAACGCTCCGCGCAAGTCCCGCTACGGCGGGTTTTTTTTCGTAACGTCGGTTTAGAACACTTGACTGCTGCAGTTTAGTTTTCTACACTTGCCTCAACGCGTCACGAACAGACGCAAAAGAGGCGACCAAATGGCAACCCTTCAATTCCACAACCTGGCGAAGACCGAGTCGATGCGCGACGCCGCGCTCGACCGCGATCTGCCGGAGAACGTCGGTCCTGACGAATGGACGGCGCGCGAGCTCGCGGACCCGATGCTCTGGTACGCCTCGCGTCTGCCGGGCGAGATCGAGCTGATGCTCGCTCGCGAGGGCTACTGATATGAGCCGTCTCGCAAAAGACCTGATGGAGTTGCGCGCGATTCGCGGCACCGGCCACGGTGCGCTCGTCGAGCATCTGCTGCGCGAGATCGCGTTTTTCCTGATCGCGGCTGGTGTCGTGGACCAACGGAAGGGGTGCTGATCATGGCTGATATCAAACACACGCCAGAACAGATGAACGCCGTTCGCGACGCAATCGCCGCAGCGCTTGGTGACACCTACGACTGCACGCGCGTGTGGTCAGCATGGGGCGTTGGGACGATGGGTCCCGATGACTTTGTGCCTGTCGCCGAAGACGACGAGCGTATGCATGAACTGACGATCGCAGCGCTTGACGCTGCAGCATCCGTCGAAATGCCCGCGCCGAGCAACGCCGCACTTGAACTGATGGAGTTGCAAGGTGGCAGCTTTATCAAGGCACTTGCGCACTGCTATCTGATGGCAGACCCCGACAACAAGCGTCGTCTGCGCCTTGCGATGAGTGACTGGTTTGCGAGCTACGAAGCGCGCGCCAAAGCGTTGGAGATCTGACATGCAAGTCTCCCTCGAAAAAATCCAGGAAGCGATCGCCACGCTGCACGCCGCAGAGAAGGCGCTGCTCGAGTGTGATTCGAGCGACGGCAGCAATGGTGCGCTCGCCGGCCGCTGCGCGATCGCCGCGGTCTACCTCGAAACCTCGGTTGCGATGGCCGGTGAATCGGTGCGTTGCTTCCGCGCTGTCGGCGAGGTGCGCTGATGAGCCACGCCACCTACATCGTAATCGCCGCCGTCATCGCGTTTTACGTGGTGCTTGGCCTGTTCTGGCGCGGGAGGTCGTGATGGACGAGCCGACGAAGCGCCACCTTGATCACGTCTATGGCGCGACAGCGGCCGTCGGAGCACTCGCTGTCGTCGCGATCCTGATTCTTGTTTTGACCTGGAGGCCCGTATGCATCTGATCAATCTGGACCTGCGCCACGTGCGCACCGGTGTTCGACTGTCCCGCGCGGAAGTTGTCGAGTCGCAATGGGATGCGCTCTGCGCGCGCACCGCACGTCGTCAGCGCGCCGCGAAAGCTGCGCTCGCGAGCCGCGGTGTTGCGCCGCGGGTGCAGATCGGCAGCGCCTGGGTGCCGTCGTACATCGCGAAGCACTTCCACCACTGTGCTGTGCGAGGTCTGGTGTGATCCGCCGCTTCTCCGACTACCTCGACGCGCGTCCGGTGCTCGCCGTGATCCTCGGCACGCTCGCCGCGTTCGCGATTCTTTACTACGTCACCCCGTCGCTGTTCGACAGCGATGCAAAACCCGACCACCACCCACGAGGCCAAGTATGAACACAGCAGCCGCAGTGCCCGTCATCGCCATGGACGCCGTCGAGTCGTCGCAGATCCACAGCATCGGCTACGACGAAGCGAGCCAGACGCTGGCGATCCGCTTCAAGAACAAAGCCGGCGCGCCGACGTCGCTCTACCACTACAGCGACGTGACGCGCTCCAACTTCGAAGCGCTGCGCGACGCCGAGTCGATTGGTTCGCACTTCTACAAGCACATCAAGCCGCTGCCCGAGCGCTTCCCGTACGTGTGCATCGGGAAGATGCCCGCGCCGGCCGACGCCGAGTAACTCGCCACACATCCTTCACCTACAGAGGAATCCATGTCCACTGCCGTCACCACTCAGCCTCGCGCGAGTCTCGTCAACAAGTTCGCCGAGAAGTTCTCGATCGAGCCGAACAAGCTGATGGACACGCTCAAATCCACCGCCTTCAAGCAGCAAGGCGACAGGGAAGTCACCAACGAGCAGATGGCCGCGCTCCTGATCGTCGCCGATCAGTACGGCCTGAATCCGTTCACGAAGGAAATCTACGCCTTCCCCGACAAGGGCGGCATCGTGCCGGTGGTCGGCGTCGACGGTTGGGCCCGTATCGTCAATGAGCACCCGCAATGTGATGGCTTCGAGTTCACGTACGCCGACGACACCGTCGACTTCAGCAGCAAGCAGGTGCCGGTATGGATGGAGGTTCGCATCTATCGTAAGGACCGCCAGCGGCCCGTGATCGTGCGCGAGTACTTCGACGAGGTCGTGCGCCGGAACATGCAGCCGTGGCAGTCGCATCCGAACCGCATGCTGCGTCACAAGACGTTCGTGCAGGGTGCGCGGCTCGCGTTCGGCTTCGCCGGCGTGTTCGACGAGGATGAAGGCCAGCGCATCATCGAGCGTGACATGGGCAGCGCACAGGAAGTGCCGCCGGCCGTGCAGCAGCCGCAGTCGCGCAGCGCGCGCGCCGCGGCACCGGCGATCGCACAGGCAGACGCCGACGGCGTGATCGAGCATCCCACAACGCAACGCCAGCCCGATCCGGTGCAACAAAGCGCCGCTCCCGCGCAACAGACGCAGCAAGCGCAACCGCGCTCGCGCGCCGCGCGCATGAATCAGGAGCAGTTCGAAGATGCGCCGGCGACGCCGATCAGCGACAGCGTCCTGCGTGTGCTCAAGACGAAGATGGAGCAGAACGCGATCAACGAAGCGGATCTCAAGAAGCAGTTCGGCTTCGACCTGGACGGCGTTACCACCGCGAATTACAACACCGTGGTTGAGTTCGTCGAAAACCCGATGGGCCAATGATGACGCTGCTGTTCGATCCGGTCGAGCACGTCTACACGGTCGGCACGAAGCGCGTGCCGAGCGTGACGCAAACTCTCGCGCCCCTTATCGACTACTCGCAGGTGCCACCCGCGGCGCTCAAGCGCGCGCAGGAACTTGGCACGGCCGTGCACCGCATGACGGAGTTGCACGACCTCGACGACCTCGATACCGACAGCCTCTCGCAAGAGTTGCTGCCGTATCTCACCGCGTGGATGCGTTTTCGCGCTGAGACAGGGTTCGTGCCCGAACTGATCGAACAGCGGTTTCACCATCCGGCGCTCGGCTTCGCCGGCACGCTCGACCGCACCGGTGTCATCGGCGGCCGCCGCGCTGTCGTAGACATAAAAAAGATGCTGCGCCTCGGTCCGGTCATCGGTGTGCAGTTGGCCGCATACAAAGAGCTTTGCATCAAGAACGGTGTGCACGTCGACGACCGCTACGGCCTCGGTCTGCGCGCTGACGGGACGTATCGGCTCGTCCCCTACAAAGACCCGAGCGACTGGCCGGTGTTCCTGTCGCTGCTCACACTCCGCAACTTCAAGGATAAACATGGACTCGCAAACCCAATCGCCGCCGCTGGTTGATCTGAAGGTGTCGCATCCCGACCAGGCGCTCTTCAAGTCCGCTATCAACGCGCTGAACACCGCCAAGGCCTACGAGATTGACAGCGCAGACATACGCGACCTCGCCGCGCGCGAACTCACGAAGATCAAGACGCTGCAGAAAGACGTCGACACGAAGCGCAAAAGCATCACGCAGCCGATCGATGCTGCGAAAAAGGCCGTGATGGCGCTCTTCGCCGCGCCGACCGAATACCTCGAACAGGCCGAGGTGCTGCTCAAGGGTGCGATCCAGAAGTTCGACCGTGCCGAAGAGCAGAAGCGTCTCGCCGCGCAGGCCGCGCTCGAGGAAGCAGCGCGGCAGGAACGCGCGCGCCTCGCACAGGAAGCCGCGGCGCGCGAAGCTGCGGCGCAGGCAGAAGCCGCCGAGATCCAGCGCAAGGCCGATGAAGCGGCCGCCGCTGGCCGCGCCGAAGAAGCCGCGCGCCTCGCGTCCGAAGCGTCGAGCCGCGTCGAACAGGGCGCCGCCGAAGTGACGATGCTGCAGCAGACCGCGACGCTCGTCACCGCGCCGATGACGGCCGCGCCGCGCAAGACTGCCGGCGTGTCCACGCGGATGGTCTGGAAGGCCGAGATCAACGACAAGTTGGCACTCATCCGCTACGTCGCCGAGCACCCGGAGTATGTCGACCTGCTCGACGCGAACATGCCGGCCGTCAACAAGATCGCGCTCGCGCTGAAGGCGAACTGCCCGCTCGCCGGCGTGCGCGTCTTCGAAGATGCCGTGATCGCAGCGAGGGCAGCATGAGCAAGATTCACCACACGCGCGGACCTTGGTCTGTCGGCGCGAAGGGCGGCTGCGTCGTCAGCGCCTCGCCGATTCCGGGAATTCGTGAAGGGACCGGGCACGCCGATGTCGATTACTACGGCGGCCACCTGATCGCCGAAAGCATCTGGCGAAAAGAGGATGCCCAATTGATCGCCGCCGCGCCGGAGCTGCTCGCATTGCTGGTCGAACTGGTCGATATCGAAGGCCCGTGTCCTGGCACTGCAACGTGGGCGGCGAAGGTTCGCGCCGCGATCGCCAAAGCGACAGGTGCCGCATGACCGTCACCAACGACCTCTGGCGCCTCGTCGCGCAGATTCGCGAAGCGGACCTCTCGCCGGTCGATCGCGAACTGCTGCGTCCCACGTTCGCGGCGTTCGACGGCGGCCAGACGATCGCCGTCCCCAACCGCGTCATCGCGCGCATTCGCGACATCGCGGCGCGCACCCCGCGTCAACCTCAAGGAAATTGACCATGGCAAAAGCATCCGAGTTGTTCGTCGAGAAGTTCGATCAGTGGGCCATCGTCGAGTTGATGGGCCAACAACGCATCGCAGGGCGCGTCACCGAGCAAGTGATTGGTGGTACCGCCTTCGTGCGTGTCGACGTGCCGCAGATCGACCAGACCGATGGAAAGAACCCGATTCCCGGTTTCACGAAGCTCTATGGCAACGGCGCGATCTACGCAATCAGCTTCGTCGACGAAGCGACGGCGCGCCTCGTCGCTGGGCAGATCAAGCTCCAGCCGATCGATAACTGGACGCTAGAGCG